ATCGCTTTTGTACCGATTGCTGCAACAAATGGGCGAATTGGGTTGAGCGAGTCGTACACCGTGCCGGTAATGATTTCGGGCAAGATACCTGGTGTATCAGTCGTAGTAATATTTGGTGCAGCTGCTTGAATGCGTGCATTCATCTCAGCAAAAACGCTGCCGCCTGCTGCCATTGCTGCAATGTATTCGCTAGGTGCTGGCAACTTAAATTGTGGTTTAGCAGTTGCCCACAAAGGAGCTGTAGGTGTTGATGCCTCGACTACTGGTGCTTGGTTTTCCATGACGGGTGACTCCTCTGGGGTTTCTGTTGTTTCTTCTTCGGTTTCGTTCTCGTCGGTGTCGGGTTCCGTCTCTACTGATGTTATATCAGACTGTGCAGCAATTTGGTGGATTTTCGCATCGGCAAACGCGCCTTCGGAAACCATGCTTAATTCTGACCAGATAGCGGCGGTGACATGCATAACGCCGTCTACCATTGTCCACTCTGTCGGGGTCGCGCCAACGCTCACTGAGTCGAGCACGCCGTCTTGGGCAAGTGTCAATGCTTCGTCGCCGGCGTTAGTGGCTGAAATGCGCGCGGCGAACATTACGCCTTCTGGTGTTTCTACGCGCTCGGTCACAATGCCAATGGGCTTTGTCGAGTCGTGGTACTGCATAAGTTTTGGCGCGGGGCCGTCAACTGGCAAACTACCCGGCATAAAAAGTACTTCTTGCCCGGTACTGGTACGTGCGGCCACGTTATATGGCGCGGCTAAACCGTAAATTGTGCGTTTGCCGTTTTCGCCTTTTGCGGCTTCTACAGTAAAAGAGCTGGGGGTAAACCTAATCATTTGCGTACCTCGGGGTTTCTATTGTTGTTTCTGTTTCTACTTTAGAGTCGCTCATGTAGGACTCACTTAGGTATTCCTCTACGTCAAACATAACGTACGTGCCATGTGGCAGTATGTTGTCGCTAGACAAGGTTTCTGAAATGCAGTCAATAAAAGCCTTGGCACCAAATAGGTAAAGGTCGGCGCGAGCGCCTGCCGACGTGGTGTATTGGTATGAGCCTTGGTCGATTCCAGCGAGGTAATTGGGGATATTTGCGGCTCTGCACAATTCACGAGCTTGGAAGTCGCGAGACTCAACCAGCATCATTTTGTCCGGTGTTGCCGTGGTGGCCTCGTATGTTAGAGACTCCGAAAGTGCCGCCGTCTGGTTGGTCATTCTTGCCGCGTTGAAAAGACTCGCCAAGTCGGCAAGCTCTTGCCCGCTTAAAGGCTCCCCAGAAATTTGCCGCAAAACGCCGGCCGGTATCGCGCTTTCAGCATTCCTCCGTGCTGCGGCTTCCAGCCTCAAACTGGTCGTAATTGCTTCGCTTGACGTGTAAAGCAAACCTTGTACCGGGCTAAGAAACTGCACTAGGTTTTCGGACTCGATAGGCAAACCCGAAAAGAAAACTTGATTAGACGGCCCAAACCACACGGGGCCGGCTTGGTCTTGGGTGGTGACCATTGCAGCTGGCAGGCGCTCAAATGATGCGGGGTATCCGTCGGCGGTGCGAGATTTTATGTACCAAAACGCTCTACCCCACATGAAAAGGTCGTCAAATGTCCAACTTAGAATAAAGTTATTTGTGACGTTTGGGTCTATACGGTTTAGCCATGCGCGGGGAGCTAGCGGTACTTTTTCTAATTCTTCGCCGTTCCAAATGTCGCGGTACATTTCAAGTTTTAGACAACCAATGACGCTGGCCATAAGGTCACGAGCGCGGCTAATGGTCGGGACGCGCATAGCAATTTGGCGCATTTCGCCATTGGTGTACGCATAGAAATTATTTATTTGGGACGCGCCAGCATTACTACCGGTGCCATAACCTACAGCCGCTTTAATCTCGGGGTCTACTGACGTGCCGAGTGCAGCAACTTTGTTACGTCCAAATAAAGCCATGGGTTTATTGTGCCATTCTTTTGTGCGCGAGTTGTGGATAACCTCGCAAATCCCGACGAAATGCGAGGCTGTCCATAGTCGAGTGTACTACCTAGAAATAACAAGTAAAGGTTTGCCGCTAGAGCTGGGGCGCGACTCTAAAGCGGCGGCCCATACCATGCACCGGGCTAACTCAATAGGCCCGGGCGAACGGGTAGAGCTAAGCGCCACACTGCCTTGGTGTTTAATCATTACGGCGCGCTCGACATGCTCGGCAAGTAGTTTTTCGCCAGTCTGGCCGATGCGGTTTTCTACAATGAGTGACCGTACAGCCAGCGTCCATTTTAAGAGCTCACGGTAGCCAACGATGGTGCGCCGGCGCTCATGCTTAGGCGGGCAATGGGTTTCCAAGACTGGCGTAATGGCGATACGCAGCTGCGGGTTGCGTTCTACTTCGCGCTCAACACATGCCCACATTTCGGCCATGTTGTCTACGTCAAAAGCGGTAGTTATTACTGTTTTGTTTTCTACGCGCACGGCGCGCACGCCAACGTACCGTGCCTCGTCAATGGACTGCTCGATAGCGAGTACGCCGCCGGCTGGTACTTCGCCTTCATATAGGCACGCTTCCCAAAGGCCGTTTTCTAACCAGCCCGAGTGTGAGCTAGTCCAAGTGTTGACCGAGCCGCGTAGAAACGCGTTGCGGTTTGGTGCCTTGGCTTCAGCCTCAATAACTGACATGTCGAGCGTGTAACCAAGAGCGGGGTTACTGTAAATCCACGCGCTAGGACTCATCGGGTCTATGTTGCTCGGGGGGCTAAATTCGGCAAAGTAGAGCGGGCCGTGGTCGCCAGCGTCAATAGCTCGTATGCCTTGCTCGCGCCAACGCAACATGGCCTTACTTTCGGGTGTGCCGGCAGTTGACCACATAGACATAAGCGGGTTTTTTCTTGCGCGCTGGGACGGTAGCAAACCTTCGTCAATGGCGGCCTCGGAAACTGACCACACTTCGTCAACACAAATAAGGTCGGCACTGTAACCGTGGCCGGCTTGTGGGGTCGCAGCTCTGACTAGCCATGTGCTGCCGTCTGGCATCTCTAGGTTCATACGGCCGTATGACCACGAAATCTTGGCATTGAACTTGGCACCAAGAATGGGCGCGAGGTACTTAAATAGCGCGGTAGACAAGTCGAGTTGGTGACTGCATGTAATGACCGTTTGGGGTTTGCCACGGTTGCCGCCTTGGGTGCAGAGCCACCAGCCAATAAGTGCGGCCATGGCAGTTGTCTTGCCGTTCTGTCGCGCAACGCTCACCAGCGAAACACGGTTAACAAAGTCGCCGTTGGGTTTCATTTCGGTTTGCCCGGCAATTACTCGAAGCTGCCAAGGCTGCAATGACACGCCTAATACCTTCTCTGAGAAATCCCCAATGTCTGCCGCGAACGATAGCGCCTCACTGTTAGTGGTCGTCTCTAGTCGGGGCTGGTCGTGGCCAGTTACCGCCAGTTCGCTTGTTTCCGCCAAAAATAGAGGATTTAGGACTTGCGGGGGCTTCCGTTCGCTTCCAGAAAAAAAACTTCCATTACTCTGCGTGGTTTTTTGCGTGTTCAGTTCTAGTACACCGTTTTGCTCACGCTCTTTCCGCACTCTGTAACTCTGACCGCGCCTAGCGTTGCAAGGCTTGCAGCTGGCCACAAGATTGGTTATGTCGTTTGTCCCGCCGGCGTCGCTCTCCAATAAATGGTCGGCCTCGGTTGCTCGCGCTATGCCGCACCAGTGGCACACGGGTTCATCGGCTAAGAGTTTGGCTCTGTTGCGCTTAAATTCGCTGGTGGCCCGTTGCTTACCATTGTGTGTTGTTGTCATGTTGTTTGCTCCCGCGCTATCGCTTGGCTAACGCGCCACTGCGTGGCTTGTTGTCTGGTCTGTTGTCGAGTCTTGTGCACTACGTCCCCCCACACTTCCAGCAAGTAGCTGTGGCTGCCGGCTGTTTCATAGTTGAGGACGGACACCATACGTATTTGTGACGTTTAGACGCTGCACACCAGTTCATTGACATGGCGCTCTACCCACGTTTCCGTGTGTTATGCCGGCATAGTGCAAACCCATACGCGGCCGTGAGTATTCCTAAATTGTCGAGCATGGCCTACGTGTTGGCGTCGGCGTGTATGTCGTCTAGACGCGCTTGTAGACCCCATAGGTCTTGCTTTAGACCGTTGGCTTGTTGTGGCTGGTGCTCTAGTTCTTCGAGTATCTCGTTGGCTTGCAGGTCAGCGAGTTGGCTGAACAATGCGCGCAGCTCTAAACGGTCGGCTTCACTCATGCGGGGTTTTGCAATGTTGCTCATTGG